TGCTCTTTATCTCCGGCCCACACAAAGGATAGGACCTACGGCGTTCCTTGTCAATTAATAGCCGCTTGATCACTCATCGTGACGGTTTTCTCGGACCGCGACAACTGTGACCCCTGCAATCTGTCAGGCAACGTCAGGAGGCGTACAGTCTCCATCGATTCAAACCCTGACTCCAACTCCGGTGAACCACTGACAGCTCGGAAAATTTCGTTACCAGTGGACGTCTTTCCAGACACAAGTGTAGGACTGAGGCCAAACTTGTCACCTCGTTTTACAAAATTAACGAATTCTGAGAAGTATGGATGTCTTTTACAATTCTCCAGCTTCGATATTGTGTTCAGAATCCAGAACTGCGCAACTGACATGCCCACCTTTTCCACATCTACTCCTCTTTCGGCGTAAACGATCCGTCCTAGCATACGGGTTGTCGACATGACTGCACGATCGCCTTGTGAGCGAACAAACTGTCGTTGAAGGTACCTAGCCTCCGTTTGACTTTGCATTGTCTTGGACACGTTAAGTACAAGACCGCGAGTTTTGAAGAAAGCAGCCATATGGTCTAAGTCGAGTTCGACATTCGTCAAGATCAAACCATCGTCGCCGTTTTGGAAGACCTTGTGATCCTGAATGCCTAGTTCGTTTAGATAGGAAGTGGTGAGAGCGTGTAGACACAACGTTTCAAACAAGTTCGTCATGGTACAGCCGCTGGGTAAGCCATGTGTTCCCTGTCTCGTTCCACCCGGAGTAATGATGGAACCCTCAGAGTAATAGTGATAGAGTTGCTCTAGGAATGAGAGATTGACATCCATCACGTCTTGAACGAACGATAGACCACTCAGTAGCCAACGGGGTCCAAACGTGCTATCCAGCGCCGAAAAGTCAAGTGATATCCGCCACTTGTACCGCGGGAAGTAGCCCATAAGAACCTTTTCCAAGTAGTCGATTCCTAATAAGTGACTGAACTCATCCAGTCGTTTCATTCGTTCAAGGAACGGATACAAAATAGTCAACCCAGCGAAAGTCTCCGCGTGATCGGAACCCCACACGGGACGTTGTTTGGCCGACACCGTACCATCTTCCTTCTCAAATCCATTTGGTTGGACTCTTCTGAAAAGGACGAAAGGATACAGCTCGATGGGAAGACCAGCCACTAGGTCCTTACTACGAGGGATGTAGAAACGGAGGTTTTCTTCACTCCATTCTGAGCTCATAGTCGGTAAACCAAGATTCGTTCCTTTGCGGCTAAATTTGTAAGCGTCATCAACAGAGAACGGTTGCAGTTTGCGCTCGTTAATGAGTAACGAGTTGGTGATGTAGCTCCGCTCCACGTCCGAAAGATATGAATCATTGAGGTCGAAAGGTACGCTGCTATGTACGTAGTACGCGTCGAGATTGCCCTTCCATTGTGACCAAGGTATGGTGTAATAGGGTCCGAACTTTTCAGTTTCCTGCGCCTCAAGAGTTACCAATTCCGGAGACAAGTTGAATTGCCGTAATACCTTTGTCCAAGTTTCCAATAGTAGTACCCCACTTTGGCCTTCGAACAACGGCGTTCTGTAACCACCATCCTGACGTGTGCGGAGAGTCCTCGAAACTGCCATTGCAGTCGATAACCCCTCCTGCAACGCTTGCGTTATGCTTCGAGGTCTATTTCTCATATTAAGAGAG